ACAGCGTTAGTGTTTGATATGCCAAATGTTAAACTAGCTTGTCCACCGATGTCAGAAAGTACTTCTGCTGTGCTTCTGCTCTCTAAACCGTTTGCTGTGAACCTTGCGTACTCATCGTCAGCTACAGAACTGCTGTCAATCTTTACAGCATTGGTATTGCTTATACCAAATGTCAAAGATGCTTGACCGCCTATGTCTGATAAAACCTCTGAAGCAGAACGACCCTCTACACTTGTTCCTGCTATTCTTAAAAAGTCATCATCAGCAACACCAGATGTAAACTGAGGTACATTTGTGTTACTTATACCAAATGTTAGTGATGCTTGTTTACCGTCAAGCTGTGTTTGTATATCACTTGATACACCGTCAAGTCTTTGAAACTCTGCATTAGATACTGAACCGTCTCCTAGTTTTGCAGCATCTATCGCTGTTGGTAAATTACCAGCAGATACGCTTACAACTAAATCTATAGTGCCATCACCATCTTCATACGTTGCAGCAATATCTGTTTCTGTGTTACTGCTAAACATAGCACCAACAATGTCTTGTACTGCTTCTGTAGTTACTCCTGCATACGATTTTACATTAGCTGCTGTTATTTTTTTAGTTTGACCTGCATCAGTGTCTACAACCGCAAATACATCATCATCTGCTGGCGTTGACAACGCTGTCAAATCACTAATCTTGCTATCTGCCATTTTTTACCTTTTTTTTCTTTTTAATTTTTTTTTCTTTTTTCTTAAGTAGTTCAACGAGTTCTTTAAAAGTCATTTGCCTTGACCTCTGTACCTTTTAAAGTTTCTTCGTTTGTTTTTGTTTTTAGGTCTTGATCTAACACTTTGACCAATAGATGTTCTTTTCTTTGGTCCTGGTTCGTGTGCTATAAAACTTTTAGCTTTACGTGCCATTAGTTAGGTATTGGTCTGCCACTAAATACAGTACCGACTGCTTGTTCAAGTTTTATATTATCTCCTGCTTGTATAAGCAAGTATGTACCGTCTTCTAATTTTAAGTTGTCATTTGGTGTATCGGTACGTCTATCTCTGTAACGATCTTGTCCTCTATGAGAGAACCTAGTTGCAATGGTCATTGTGTTAATTCAGATACTCTTGCAGTTCCATCTGTTGATCCCACTCTTAGCACAGCTACTTTTGTAGCAGGTGCAACTCTAAAATATTCTGGTGTAAATGCAGGCACAATCAAACTTGATGACGTTGCTGTAGGTGAAGTTGCGTTCATTTCTACATAAGCATCAACAGTTGTAACAATTCTTATCTCTCTTGTTTGTGAATCAAATGCGTTAGAGGTTGCAGCAGATGAACTGCCTACAGCTACGGTTTGAGTTGATCCAACTTTAAATGTAGTAGGTGCTTTATAATCAGTCATGCTTACTCCGATAATTCTGAAATAAATAATGAACCATTACCAGAGTTTCTTATCACAGATATAATGTTACCTGGTGCTACCTTAAAATATTCAAAATCTTTTGCAGCCAATGGTGTTGAAGAAGCTGTTGCAGTCACAGCAGGTTTGCTAATTGTAATATGACAATCAGTAGTGGCATACAATCTTACATACCTAACCTGATCTGAAATCGCAGAACTGTTTGCAGCACTAGCTGTGTAGTCTACCTTCTGTACGGTTCCTGTTAATTTATAATACATAATGTTCCTTAGAATGATTCTAAAGAGGGAGCCGAAGCTCCCTCACTTAGATTATTGGTTTACGTCTAAAAGTATGCCATGTGCGGCTTCGTTTCTGACTTCAAGTGTGTACTCTGCTAAGAGTTGTTTCTTTTCAGAATCACCAGTTTTTGCTAGATCCTGAACTTGGAAATCTCTTAGGTAAGCAGTTGCCATCATATCTCTTTGGATAAGGAAAGCATTACTCTCACTTGTTACTGCCATTACTCTGTTTGGTACGACTTGTAAGTCACCAAAATCAGATGAGTAAACATCAATAGCTGCGTACTCTACTCTGTTTTCAGCTTGTCCAAACCTTGTAGTGTTGGCGTTAAACCCAGATACAGTTTGTTTAATACTCGGTGGTACAACAAGCATATCCATTTCTCCACCTGACTCATAAACCTCTTTGATAACAGTCTTTAGGATTGTCTCAGTAAGGTCTCGGTCAGTACCAGAGTTGGGTAAGTCTGTTCCAGAACCAGTAGAAAGTGAACCACCAGTACCTGCATCACCGTTAGTAGCAATCCATGTAGGAATAGATCCTAATGCTCTAGCAGCAGTTGCAGAACCGACAGCTTGTACTTGACCTTTAATAAGGACAAATTCCATGTCTTTCTTTAGTTCTTTTGATTTTTTTGCGACCTGGTATGCCATTTCGTCAGCTCTACCAGCAGCATCAACAGCACCTTGTGTACCTGACACAGCGATTACTTTGTCAGATATTTGAGTGAAGTTAAATGCTCTCGTTGTTGCACTCATAGCGTCAATAGTTGCATCGTCACCTTCGATAACTGAGTTAGCAGCAGGTGTTGCAAGTGCATCTAATTGCCATTCATGCTTTGTTGATTTTGCGGTTGTACGAGGTATCGCAGATAAAATTGGAGTATCTTCTGGACTAATGTTATAGATTACATCTACCAAGTCCTCTCGAATACCAGTAGTATCATACGTGTCGTACAAGTTAGTTGGTTGTGCCATTTGGCTCCTCCTTTAAGTTATACGAGACTTCGGAAGATTTTGGCTGCATCAGCAACTTTTCCAGTCTTCTTCAGTCTTGAGAGTTGTTGACGTTTCGCCTCTGCTACTTGTTGACCTTTTGATTTTGATACACCGCTTTTAACTACTTTAGGAGCATTGACCGCCTTCTTTTTGATTTGTGGTTTTGCTTTTTGAAGATTACGATAAGCCATCGCATCTCTTACTAACATCACATATCTGTGGTCATAAACACTATCAATTTCCTGACTATTAAAACCTTGAGATGATAAATAATCTCTCATTTGTTTTTTAAATTGAGAACCCTTTTCAGGATGATTCAATTCAGGAAGTTTGATACTTAATTGTTTTTGTTGCTCTTCAAGGTACTTGTTAAACTCTTCCATTTGTAATTGTTGAGTTTGTTGTTGCACTTGTTGTAACTGTTCGTTTTTCTTTCGCATTTTATGCTCAAGTCTTGCAGCTTCAACAGGATCTTCGTCATATAGTTTTTCAAAGTCCACTTGTGCGTACTCTTGTTGTAGTTGAACTTGTGCAGCTTGATTTAGTTGGTCAAGTTTTGCAATTTTAGTTTCAACGTCTTTTTTTGATCTTTCGACAAAATCACTTGTCTGTTGTTTTTCAGCAGCAAGTTCTTGTGTCTTTCTTGTGTAATCTGCGTTCCGTTGATACCCTTGAATTAACTCATCTTGGGTCACCTCGTAATTCGTACCATCAATGGTTACGGTGTAAATAGGCTCCTCAGAGTTTTCTTGTATATCTTCCGACTCAGATAGTTCGTTCTGTTCTTCTACTTCTTCATTAGAATTTTCATTCTCTTGATCCATATATGGAACATCACTTGGATTTACAGTTTCTTCACTAGAAGTTTCTACTTCTGTTTCTTCTGTTTGTTGTTGTGTAGATTGAGCTACTGCTTCCTCTACAGGTGTAACCTCTTCAGATGGTTCTCCAGTCATAAGACCTTTGATTATATTTCCTGCTTCGATTACGTTTGTTGGTTGGCGATCTGCCATACCGACCTCCTTTTTAAATGTTACACTCCCTTTTGGGTTGGTGTATTCGATTTAAGTCGAATTCTTTTTTAGCTGATTGATTTGTGTGGCTGCAAGTTTACCAGTTTCCATTACAGTTCTTAGGTGGTTTTCAACTCTATCTGTAAGATGGTATGCTTGCCATAAAGCTCTACGAGCTTCATCTTCATTGTGTTTAGTATTTAATATGGCATCTTGGAATTCTTTTTTTAGAGTTCCAAATGCCTCTTTGATAAGAGGTTCATCTAAAAGAAGTTTTGCCTTCTCTCCTCTTGATACCTCACTCGCTAGTTTGTTGTGATCCATTATTTACATTTTGAATGATTTGTTGCGTTTGGTCAAGTTGACGATCCACTACTTTTTGTGCTTGTTCTTGTAACTTACCTTGTTGAACTAAATCTTCTCTAGCTAACACAGCGTCTCTTCTTATTTCAGCTTCGTTAATTTTTGTACCGTATTGTAGTTCAAGCTCTTTAATTCTAGTCTCAAACTTCAATATCATTTCTTGGTAACCTTTTTCAAGTTCCTTAATTCTTAATTCACTATCTAGTTGTTTTCTGTAGTTCTCACCCTGTACTTGTAGTTGTGATACTTTTTCAAACTCTGTAGGTTGTGGTGGTTGTGGTGGTGGCATTTGTTGCATACCCACATCTGGATCTGTAAAGAACAATCCAGTGTTTTTCAAACCAGCATTTTCTACAATCTTTGATAGTGTGTTGTAAATATTTCTTAAATTTACCATTGGACCAGCAGGTGTGCCTTGTAGCTCCAACGCTTTAAGTTGTGTTTGTAAAATATTATTTAGTATTGCAAGTTGTTGGTCTCTTGATCCTGTTCCCAAACCTACGTTTATACTTACGTTACATCTGTTACGCCACTCCATAGGTCTGAATGGTACGAACTTGTTTCTAATTTTTATAATTCTTTCTTTGTCTTGGTGTTTTACAACCAGCTCAAATATTTTATGGAATAAATCTTTTACACCAGTTTCTGCAAATATACGTGCAATTAACTCTACTCTCATTTGTGCTTGTGTTAAAATAACATTAACACCTGTTGCTGTTTTGTTTAGTGAGTCAGCATCCATACCTTGAGAGTATCTAGTAATACCTGTGCGTTGTTCTCTTACAGTGTCAAGATATTCAAGCAACGGAAATGCTTGTTGGTTTATTGTTTGTGTTTGCATTGGCATCATAACCTGACCAGGTGAACCTTTAGTTCTTACAACGCCACCAGGTCTGTTGGTCAGTAAATCATCAAGATTAACCTGACCATCCATTACTGCAACTCTGTTGTTGTTTGTTAGATACATATTGTCTAACAACTGTCTCATTACTGTAGATTTTATAAGTTGTAGATCCTCAGTCATTTCTGATACTGATCTACCAAAAAATCTGTGCGGAACCATGATAGGTGTTATTGAAACAAACGGAACACTGTCACATAATTCATCATCTAATATTACATAACCACCAACGCCTGCCATTGTAATCTTTCTTAACTTAGCAATGCCATCACCTTCTACGTCTATTTTAGCGTAACACTCAAATACTGTAATCTCATCTGTAGAACCTTCTCCTGCATTACTTTCGTAATCATAATCAAGATTTCTGTAACGTGAAATTTTTTCTTCGTTAAATTTGTCAGCAACATCAGTTGGAAGTCTATCAATAATATCTACATCAAAACCAGCTTCTATTAACTGCGTTCTTGTTTGTGTTGTACGGTGTGCAACAAAGTTTGCGTCTTCTATGCTTTTTGCTCTTCTTTCAATTAAAAACTCTTCAGGCGGTATAGCCTCTATTTTTACTTTACCATACTCTTCAACTCTTGTGATTACTACATCATGCAACATCGGTGTTGGTGCATCTTCAATCTGTTGTAGCAACATTGGATCTTGAGTTTGCTCTTTTAGTTTTTCTTTTTGTTCTTCTGCGAATGTATCTTTGTACTCTGAATGTTCTTTTACCTCTACACCTGCTTCATCTATAAGCATGGTGTATTCGTCATCACTTAGTTTTTCGTATGTTTCTTGTTCACGTTTTTCTGATGTATCCCAGTATATTTTTGCAATACCGTTTTTCTGTATTAGTGCATCTTTAAACATTGTGTATAAAGAAACAAAACCATCATTATCTTTATTAAATACATAATTCAAATAGTCAGTGGCTTGTTTTGCAACTTCTTCATCTTCTGCTGAAACTGGATCACATCTAACAACATCATCACTAGCTGCAAATGTTCTTAGTAATGTAGGTAGTATGCTTTCAACAACGTCACTTACGTCTGTAGAAACTACTTGTGATCTACCTTCTTGTTCGTTTCCAAAGGGTTCACCGAAGTAATATTCAAGTGATTTTTGTCTTTGGTTTGTAATATCAGAACCGATATACCCAAGTGATGCGTATATTTCTGATTGCAGTACTGCTGCTATTTCTGGTTCTGTTAAGGGTTTTCCTTTTGCCATTATACTATATACCTTGTATCAATATTTATTTCTGTTGTCCATTGACTTGCAGTACCAGGATCTATCGCACATCCATAACGAAATGCGTCTGCTCCGTGTGAACTCCAGTCATGTAGAGGTTTATTTTTAAATGTTTGCATTTTGTCATCATAATCTTTTCGATATTGACGCAAACATTCAATACCAACCTTGCAACGGTTTCTGTCAAACCAACACTGATCTAGCGTATTTCTTACCGACTCGATACCATGTTGTATTTCTAATTTAGGACAAACATCAAAATTTATCCCTAATTCTTGTGCAACTTCTAATCTGGATTTACCAGTTCCAAGTTCACGTGCCACAATATCGTGTGGTGCGATGTGTCTACCATAATTGTAGGCTTTGTCTTCCAAGATATTCGCATAATGTGCAAGACTTTCGCCTGATGTTTCGTAGTAGTCTATTAAATGTATTTCGTTTCCAACACGTTGTGCAAACCAAATAGCAGTTGAATCACCGATCCCTAAATCCCACCATGTTTCTACGTCTATGTTTTGATCGTATTCTACTTCTACTATTCGATTTTCTTTCTCAGCTTTTTGTATCTGCTTACCGTAGTAAGATCCTGATACAGCAGCTTGGAAACTACATTCAAATTCTTGTTCGTATTGATCTTCTGGCATCGTAAAACGTGCCTCTTCAAGCTCATCTGCATCAATAACACCTGTTTCTGATGCTCTGTATAATACAGCTTTCCAATCTCCACCTCTTCGTTTGGCAAGGTCATACACATCCCAAAATTGGTTGTGACCCATAGGTGTACCAATAAATATCACATAACCTAGTTTGTCTGAGACAGCAGGTCTAACAACTTCAGTCCATGTTCTAGGAGACATTAAAGCAAATTCATCCATAACAACCCCATCAAATCCTAATCCACGAAGTGCATCTGGGTTGTCTGCTCCGAAGATTTGTATTCTGGAACCATTCCAAAGATCAATCTTTAGTTCTGTTTCGTGTCTACTACCACCTAATGTCATAAGTGGTTGTGTGTATTCTTTGAGATAGTCAAACGCTACGTTTTTACCTTGTCGGTACGTAGGAGCTATGTATGCAAGTCGTTGATTAGTTTTTCCTAATGCTGTTTTGATTAAATGATTTATCGCAAATACAGTTTTGCCAAACCTACGATGACAACAAATTACGTTAAATCTTTTTAGTTTGTTATGTAATTCTTTTTGTAAAGGTCGTGGTTTGTAAGGTATTTCAATCTTCAAACTATTCCTTCCATTTAACTTCTATCTCTAATGGTTCGTCTTTATCGCCCTGTACCTTCTGGTCAACAGAGGCTAGTCGTGGATGTACGAATGGTGCAGCTTTTTCAGCAGCCCACATCTTCTTTTCAGGTGATGTTTTTTTGTCGTTCAAGATATTCAGCATATACTCTAAAGGTGTTTTACTACCTTTTTTAAGCATTGCATCTAATCTTTGATGCTTAGTTCCTGCGGTGACACCTCTAGGTCTACCTGCTCCTGGTCTTCTTCCACCTTTTTGCATTATGCAAACGATACCATAAATGTTACAAGAAAAATGGCTGCTAATATGGCTATGGTGTAATCTTTAATATCCCATAGTTCATAACTTTGTAACCATTTAATTACTTCGTTTAGTTTCTTCATGCTTTTCTCCTGTTGCCATAAATTTTTTTCATTAAATCACCGATTGATGCGGTTGAATATTTCTTTTGTACGCCTTTTCCAAGTACACCCTTTTGGTCAAAAAACATATTTTTTCTACGAGGTTGTCTTAGTCGAGACTGTCTTTGTAGCTGTCTTACTATTCTAATTAATTCTTTTTGTTTCATATTACCAATTCTTACAAGACCAATATCTTGCGGTTAGTTTTGATGGTGGTGCAGTATCGCACCGATGCCTCGCCCTAAAAGATTTACGTCTTTTGGGTTGTGCTTTCTTTATGGAAAGATTTGGGTCTCCATAACGTATTAATTTGACCTGTTTGCCTTGTTTTGCAAGTACAGCGAACTTTTTTGACTTTCCAGGTGTTCTTTTGGGCTTGTTATATCCAGAAAATCGTTCACCACGATAATTTATGGACATTAAACCATAAACTTTCGCTTTTTATCTTGCATTTTCTTCGGATTACGAAGTTTTTTGAAGTCAGCAGCAGTAATTTTGTCTCTTGGCTCGGCAATACGAGCTATTTTCATTTGTTTTTTACTTAGTTTTCTTGGCATTTCGTTTTTTCCTCGCAAAAGTTGCAACATTAGTTGGTTTACCGCCTACTCCTTGTGCTTTTGATCGTTTTCTTGACACAGCAGAACGTATTTGTGATTTTGTCATGCTTCTTGCTTTTGATCTTGGCACGCATTTTGGGTATTTTCGTTTTGAACCAGTCGCAGATTTACGCCCACACTTTTGGAACTTACCTTTTTTCTTCGGTGCTCCTATGTCAACCCAATCCCCTTTTGGTCCCTTGCCAAACCATGCAGTCAATCCCCCTGTTGGTTTAGCCATTACGCAGTCCTATAACCGCCACCACGTTTTTTGTATGTGCGAACAAGCCATGCGTTTGCGTAAGCTGAAGGATAGACCTTGAACTTTCGCTTTGCTTCTGCCTTGACACGTGAGTACAAGGCTTTATTCGTTGGGATTGCTTTCTTTTTAGCCATTAGCCCATCATTATTAAAAGACCTTTTTTCTTCTTATTGGTCTTTTTCTTTCCTTTTTTCATTCCTTTTTTCATAGGTTTCTTTTTTGAACGCTTTTTCATTCCTCTTGCCATATATCCTCCTATATGATTGTCGTTTAAGTACGGTGTCAGTGTAATATTCCTGACTCCAATTGTTATAATATCCAATTTTCTCTAGATGTGCTGACGCATCCTCTAGTTCTTTAAATGGCTGGATAAGTACCATAAAGAATTCGTTGTCTGGCTCCCAATCACCCTCCATGAACTCTTCTTGTTCATCTTCAGGGTACGATGCCATTAAATATGTGTTTAAAGGCACATAAACGTGATTTAAAGCATGGGTATAGTCGTTTAAGGTATCTGGGGTTATCTGCATATCAGAACACGCCAGAATAATCAATTTTAAGCGATTTTGAAACAAACCCCCTGCTTCTTCACAAACACGTTCCAAAAACTCATCACATTTGTCCACAATGACGATTTTGACTTGGTTTTCAAGTCGTGCCTTTTTTGCATACGGACAGATAGGGAATTTATCCCCAGTCTTTTCCACATGATCTATAGCCCAAGATATAATATCTTCTTCAACTGTTCGCATGAGGAAACATATTGAGGTTTCCAGCAACAGTCCGTCTTTCGCCTTCTCCCTCAAATGGGTACACGCAGTGCTGACACCAAGACGGAAACATATACAGTTTTCCAACTTCAGGTTTTACAGTCTTAGAAAAGGGTGGTCTAAGCTCCTCTAAACCCCTTATTCCTGTCTGACCGAAGTGGAATTGTAAATATCCATCCGCTACTCCGCTTGAGTTATATAAAGCTGATGCCTTATATTCCTCGCCATCGGCTATTTGTTTGGGTATCTTTGTCCATGTGGTAAAGGATATACCCATTATCGTATCAACCCCATGATCGTGAACTGGGTTATAATCCCTCTCGTATGAGTGTACTGACCATAAGCTGTGAACTCCTGGTAGTCTTTTTAAGGGTTTGACCCCTATCATTCTTGAGAATTGTTCGAGGTACGATTGTGACATATTTGCAACAGTCTGTACGAATGGTTGTACCAAAGGATCTTCTTGATCCATTTTAAGCTGTTCACCATGACTTATTTGACCAACTAGCTTATCTGCGAAGCTCTCACCGCCCTTTTTGTGTCTAGCGTTCATGTATTTGTTCAAATCCACGACCATTCTCGCAGGTAGTTGGGTTTGCAAGAAAAGCACCGCAGGTGCAGCTTGAAATCGTAATGTCAGTTCTGTAGTCATATTATGCCTTTTAGCTATAATTTATTCATAAGGATTTGTAAATAAAACCCCCCTTATTTTGATTATCTGATTGGATGAGTTATGACATAGACATAGACCCCTGCTGTCTGCGTGATGGTGTACCCATCATTAAAACCCCATCATCT